TAATGTTCTTAAGTGACCATGAAAGAGAAGTATTCAAAACATTTGGAGAGATAAGTCAAAAAGAAGTTGTCATACAAGCAAGTATTCGACAAAAATATATTGACCAAGCTCAATCATTGAATCTGATGGTTCACCCTAAAACTCCACCACGAGATGTAAATCAATTATTGATATTTGCATGGGAGCAAGGAGTAAAGACTTTATATTATCATAGAGGAACAAATCCTAGCCAGGAGCTTTCTCGAAATCTTTTAAATTGCGCATCGTGTGAAGGCTAATGGACGAAGAATTAATTTATTGTAAAGAGTGTAATGCTAACTACTTAATTCAGTGGGAGCATGATGATGACGCAGATAATTTTCTGCAACCAAACTATTGTCCTTTATGTGGCGCTCATGCGACATGCAATGAAGACGATTTAGATTACGAAGAGGATTATGAGTAACTTAATATGTAACTTGCCAAATCAAAAAGTGTGGGTTAGAAAAGAATACTTACACGATGGACAATCCGGTCACGGAGAGTTTGTTGAAGGCCATTGGGTAACAGCAAAATCATTACCTGGTCGAGCATTCTATTTCGAAACATACTTACCAGAGTACGGAGCTCTTTATGATAAACTTCCTATCTCTGCTTTTGTTTCATCACCAGAAAAACCAGATGATGATTTAGAACTACAAGATTTACAGTTTTGGAATTGTATGGATTATGGAGTTAAATGTATTTACAAACAATTCATTGGCTCTATGGATTTTGAAATCTTTACAAGGTCACACAAAATTGTAAAAGCAACATATCTATTCACTTTAGATAATTATCACGCTGACCCCGATACTATTGACTATTCAACTTCTGAAATACCAGAAGAACATAAATCATTCAATTGTCTTGAATTAGAAAATGGTCAGTTTGCTTTATATCCTAATAATAGAATGAGGGTATATGATAATTCACTTACACCACAAAAACCAAAGATGCCAGACTTTAAAGTCAGCACCAAATATTATCAAGTAGAAAATGGTTATGAGTATCGTCTAGGAGATACAGACGAGTACTTTTGGAAAAGTGATAAATAATTTAATGAGTGAATGGAAATTTAATAATGAAGTTTTTGATAATGCACCAGACGAATACATAGGCTTTGTCTATGAAATTACCGACACCGAAACCAATATGAAATACATTGGTAAAAAGAAATTTTGGTCCAGAGTAACTAGACCACCATTGAAAGGAAGAAAAAATAAAAGAAGAAGTCTCAAAGAATCTGACTGGAAATCTTATTATGGTACGTCTGAAGTCGTCAAAGACCTCGTAGAAAATACAGGTGAGTGGCGTTTCGAAAGACGAATCCTTAGACTTTGTAAAACAGCTGGTGAGTTATCTTACTATGAAATGAAAGAACAAGTTGAGAATGATGTATTACTTAAACCTGATGAATATCACAATGCCTTTGTTGGTGGTAAGATTCATCGTAGACATTTAAACCATTTAATTAAAAAGTAAATTATGAGTAAAGTATTATTATTAAACAATTTCGTGCCAGACGAAATTTGTAAAAAGATGTGTGAGTTATTTGATGAATCAGATGAGCTCAAGGGTGAAAGACAATTCTTTAGAAGTGAAAACTTTCATGCAATTACTCTAAATTGTAAAACAATGATGAGCACAAGACGTGGCAAAGATTGGAAAGCGTTGACTAATAAGTTTGGTAAAGGAATAAACCTTGCTTATAAGAAGTGGTGTGAAAAATTTGGCCATAAACAACAAGAAACATATTTAGAAATACCAATGGTCCATCGTTATGACCCGGGTTATGGAATACATAAAAGTTCTCAATATAAAAAAGTTCGTGAAGTGGGATGTTTCTTTTATTTAACTGATAAAGCAGGAAAAATTAAAATAGGTGATGAAACAATTCAACCTAAAAAAGGAATGTGTTTAGTTTTTCCACCAGATGAAGACCATAAGTTTGAAGATTTACCAGATAAGACTCACATGAAATATGTAGTAAAAGGTTATAATTATCGAAAATAATTATTGACATTTTTCTATAATATGATAATATCTATATTATGATTATTTTAGATTATAGCGCAATAGCAATGGCAGCTTTTTTCTCTTTTTTTTCATCTTCCGAAGAAAGCATGTTAAGACATTTCATTCTTAACTCAGTTCGATTACATAACGTAAATCACCGTGATAAATACGGAAAGATGGTGATAGCATGCGATTCTCGCTCTTGGAGAAAAGATGCTTATCCTCAATATAAAGCAAACAGAAAAACTGGTCGCGACAAAAGTGAAGTGGACTGGGACTCTGTTTTCCAAACATTTACAAAAGTCAAAGAAGAACTCAAAGAAAATTTTCCTTACACAGTTATTACAGTTGATGGAGCAGAAGCAGATGATATTATTGCCACTCTTGTAAAAGAAACTCAAGAGTTTGGTAAGAATGAACCAGTAATGATTATTTCATCAGATAAAGATTTTGTTCAACTTCAACGATATGGCAACGTAAAACAATATTCACCAATTACAAAAAAATTCGTTACACATGAGAAACCTGTTGAATATCTTTATGAACATATTTTCAAAGGTGATAGCAGTGATGGTGTTCCTAATGTTCTCAGTGACGATGATACTTTTGTGGATATGGATAAGCGTCAGAGACCACTTTCAAAAAAGAAAATAGCTCTTTGGTTAGATAACATTGATGATTTAGAATCAGTAATGACTTACGATGAACTTCGTAATTACCAAAGAAATAAAAAAGTAATTGACCTCAATGAAATACCAGATGAAGTCACAAACAATATTAAACAAGAAGTTGAGAATAGTCAACCGAGTAAATTAGCCGGTTCTAAAGTTCTAAATTATCTTATACAAAATCGACTTAATAGTTTAGTCGAATCAGTACAGGAGTTCTTATGATTAACGAAAAATTACCACATGAGGTTTTTGCGAAGTGTGAAACTATTCGCTATAAAGATGACCGCAAAGAGTACCTCGAAAAAAATCAAACATTTGCGGTTCGAACAATTCTACAATTGAATTATGATGAAAATATAAAACTTGATTTACCAGAAGGTAAACCACCTTATAATGAAGATGGTGCTCCAGCAGGTATGGCATTACAGCCAATCAATAAAGCAGTTAAAATTTTAGGAAGTCTTACAGAAGGTGGCCCGATAAAGAAAATTAAAAAAGAAAGACGATTTATCGAATTGCTCGAAAGTATTCATGCTGAAGACGCAAAAATTCTTGTTGCTGCAAAAGATGGTAAATTACAAGACTTGTATTCAAAAGTAACAATTAATCTTGTAAAAGATGCAATTCCAAAATTATTAAAATGACAGGCGAAGATAAAAATACAGGACAGATATGGAACATCTCAGAAGATGGCTTAGCTAGCTTTGATGGATTCTTTACAGATGTTCAATGTGAGTTTTTTATAGATTATTTCGAAAGAGCTAAAAGTACAGGCATTGGAAGAATATGGCACCATAGCGCCAGAGAAGCGGGAGTTGCCGACGATAGTAGAGTTACTATGTGGCCTCCGAACTCTGATGACTTTATGAATTATACTGACACCGAAGATAGTATTATCACTACGTCACTTAATTTGAGATATGTAATGGATACTTTCAACAAGTTAATATTTCCAAAGTATGTTGAGGAAATGAAAGGATTAAAAGATTATATTTGGTCTATTGAACATGCAAAAGTTCAGAAGACTGAACCTAGTGGCGGGTATCATGCATGGCATACTGAAAAATCTTGTATGGATGCAAGAGATAGAATCTTTGTTGTACAGATTTATTTAAATGATGTTAAAGAAGGTGGAGAAACTGAATTTTTAGTTCAGAAAAAAAGAATATCAGCTAAACAAGGTAGATGTGTAATATTCCCTGCAGGGTATACTCATTTACATAGAGGAAATCCACCTTTATCAAATCCTAAGTATGTATTAAATATGTGGGCTCAATATGCTGACCCAAGAAAAGCAGGCTAATGAATATATTTGTACTTGACAAAAATCCAATAATAGCAGCGCAAGAACATTGCGATAAACATGTTGTTAAGATGATTGTTGAGTCAGGTCAAATGTTATCAACCGCACATAGAATTTTAGATGGCAAAGAAGAACTTAGAGAATCAGTCAGTGGTAAAACAATGCAAAAGTATTGGGTGCTGCCAGACAAAAGAGAAACTAAACTATATAGGGCTGTACATACGAAACATCCTTGTACCATTTGGACGATGGAGTCTAAAAGTAATTATACTTGGCACTATCGTTTGTTTTGTGCTCTTTGCGAAGAGTTTCAATTTCGTTATGGCAAAACTCACCTTACGGAAAAAGAACTAAGAGAAGAATTATTACATTGCCCTAAGAATATTCCTAGCGGAAATCTCACTCCTTTTCGCCTTGCAATGAAATCAAACCCTGAGTGCATGGTCGATGACCCTATTGAATCTTATCGTTTATTCTATAAAACGAAGCAAGAAAGATTCAGTATGACTTGGAAAAAAAGACCCACTCCGGCCTGGTTTTAGTACTTTCAAAGAGCTTTATTCTCTAAATAACGTTTAGAGGATAGGTATATGGCTCGTAAGAAAAAAGAAATTGAAGACAAAGAGCTAACGCTCGAAGAGGCAAAAAATGTTGTTCGAAGGTTAGCACACCCCAAACACGTCAACCAAGAGGACAAGCTACTTAAAGAAGCAGCAGCGGTTTTACTCAAAGAGAATGAACCGGGGTTTGAATTTGGAGACGAAGAGGACGAAAGTGTCAATATAGATTCAGCTAACGCAGCCGAAGCTACCTCTAATGAACTAACTAAACCACCAAGTTTCCTTGAACATGCAAGTTCTCAAATTGCTAGTTTAGGAACAGCTGGTGTCATGGCGATTGCTTCAGCCACATACTTTCAAATCGATACGGTCGTGGAGCAAACCCGTGAAGTAGTACAGGTCGCAGAACAAAAATGGGAAGAGTTCGAAGAAGAACATCCCGGCTTTAATTGGGACGATCCACTTGAAGCGTTCACCACAGTCGTCGGAATTGGCGAATTGGATATAGACATTGACCCGACCACTGGCACTGCGATAGAACCAGAAACTGAGGAGCCTAATGAATCTACAAATGTATCTGAAACAACAGAACAAGACAGACAGGAAGAACCAAGTGAAGAAAACACTAAGAGTGATGATGGTTCAACCGATGAAGAGTCTACTAAGGATAGCGAGAAATCTGAAGTAGAAGAAGAGCCTAAGAAGAAAAAGAAGAAAGGTTTCTTAGGATTATTCGGCGGTAATGACGACGAAGCTGAAGAAGATGAAGAGCAGAAAGAAGAACCCGCTGAAGAAGAAAGTAATGAGCCAGCTGAAGAAGAAACCGAAGCTGAAGAAGAATCTAGTGAGCCGGAGCCTGAAGCCGAAGAGGAGCCTGCTCAAGAAGAAAAACCAAAAAAGAAATCTGGTGGATTATTTAGTTCCCTGTTCGGCGGGAATGATGATAAAGAATCCGAAGAGCCAGAGGACGAACCTAGAGAGGAACCAACACAAGATGACACAATACCAGATGAGTCAGAAAACAAAGAGACTGATACGGAGCCAGAAACGAAAACGAATGATGGCGAAGTTGCAGGCGGAGAATCAACAACAGAATCTGTTGCGAACGCCGATACTGCAGAATCGGATGGTGTAGAGAAGAAGTCGAGTGGTGGTGGCCTCCTGTCGTTATTTGGATTAGGTGGAAATAAGGAGGTGGTCGAAGATAGTGAAATATCTACTGATGAAGAACCAAAAATGTTGGTTGCAGATTCAGATACGGAGGTCGCCAAACCACCTTCAGAAGAGCCTAAAGTTGAAATAGAATCTATTGATGGAATGGACGACATTAAACCACATTCAATGGTAGGAGATGAAGCATTTACAGAAACTGAAATCAATATAGAAGATATAATAAAAGCATCCGAATCAATAAAAGATGTCGAAGTTGCAATAGATGTTGATGATGTAGTAGAACAAGTACTTACACCGATTGATGGAAATGTGGTTTCACCAGCCGGTGAAAAAATAAATTGGGCAGATATATTTGACCCAAATAACCCAAGTCGCGATGAAAGAGATGCGACTCCAATTTAAGATAAAATATGATAACAGAATTTTTAGAAGCAACAAAAATGAATCTAATCGAATTAGCCCTCGCTACGATTGGCATTCTTGCAGTAATTATAATGTTCGTACCAAAAGAATCTTGGTTGGGCAAATCACTTGGAATTTTTGAAGAGTTATTTGGCTTTCTAGGTAAACTATTCAGTAAAGGAAAATAAATGAAAAAACTACTCATTACACTACTTATCGCAGCAACTGCTGCTCACGGTGCCATCATCACTTTTACTGGTGGGACTGTTGAGTTCTTTGATGAAACATTGGAGAACCAAATTACTAATGGAAAACAACTTTTTGGTGGCGTATCACGCTATGAAGAGAATGGTTTCTTTTTAGAATATGTTATGTTTAAAGGCTCACAAAATACTTGGGGTCAAAACGTTGGTAATTACTATGGTGAATCAGAAAATGATGTCATTCATGGTCATTGGCCAGAACAACCTGGAAATGGTTTAGACTATATAAAAATTGGTAAAATCGATGGCGGTCTTTTTGATTTGGAATATTTTGCATTAACATCCAATACTGAAATCGGTGGAGGACACGCAACCGGAAATGAAAAAGTCTACATTCAAGGATTTAAAAGTAATAACAGAGCTTTATGGGAAACAGAAAAATATTTAATTCCTGGTAACAATTGGGGTATTGATGAAACTTATAATGTATTTTTAGGAGATGACTTTAATGAAATCGAATATGCCACAATCAGTGGTAGTGATGCATTTTGTTTTGGAATGGACCAATTTACGTTTGATGAAACTGCAATAGCCATAGGTGATGATGGAATTAATTTAACAACAGGTGACACAGGACCTAGTATACCAGAACCATCAACCTCTGCGTTAATGTTAGCGTTTGGTTCATTTATGTATGCAGCAATTAGAAGACGAAGAGTTACATGAGAATCTTCTTTTTATTATGTTTATTTGCTTCCCAGTCTTTTGGTTTAGCCGGCGGTAAGCACGAGATTAATATTTTCAGTCGTGGTTTTTATGATGATAACATCTTCATGCATGCATCTAATGCAGAGCCTGTAGATTCTTTTTATCATTCTCATAACATTACTGGTAAGTCTAAGTTATTTCGAGATAGAGTTATATTCTCTAACGCAATAGAACTTAGAAGAAGAACTGCAGATGACCAAACTTTTCTTTTTGGTACAACAAAGATAAAGGCAGAGAATGATTTTGGACCACGACTAAATGTTAAGTTTGATAACGCATTTAGCCATTCTGAAAGAGAACCAACAGACTTTGTTGATGCTTCGACCAATCCTGCTGATAGTATGGATGTAACTTTCTTTTCAAATAAAACTAAAGCTCTTATCAGTTGGCAAAATACTTATCTCGACAAATTTAGATATGGGTACGAAAAATCTATAAAGAGATGGTCAGATAATTTACCACTCGGAAATGATGTTACAAATGGGGATTATACAAAGAATACTCATAGTCTAACTCTTGAACGAATTAGCAATAGAAGATTTATATTAGAAACAATCGGTACATTAAGTGATTTAGAATATAATGGTAATAGAGGTGGATATGAGTCTAAAACATTAACCGGCCAATTGACATATGTACCAAATGCTTATATGTTTATCAAAGGATTATATGGGCGTCATTGGTCTACGACATTAAATCAGGCTGGTAATCATTATAATACAAGTCGTCCAGTTTATGGTGCTAATGTAACTTTCTTTACACCTCGAGGCACAACTTTAGGATTTAATTTGATTTACGATGTCTCTGATTCTGGTGCAGGATATTGGAATGCAAAAGAAAATAGAAAGGCTATGATAATTGCAAAGTATCCGTTCACTCCAAAGACTGAAATATCTTTTATGGGATTATGGATGCAAACAGAATACTTTGCGGAATATAATAGATATGAAGGTATTAACCTTGAAAGAGTAGAAGATATTTTTGTTTCTAGTGCAACCTTATCTTGGAACTACAATCGTAATCATTACGCAGAAATAGGATATCAAGGAATGCATCTATTCAATAGAGACGCAGATGTGTTTAAGAATAAAGTTTTTATTGGATATAGACTAAAATTTTAGTTGACATTTTAGCCTATTTGTGGTAATATAAATAAAATTATGAGTGAATTGAATTTAGCTTTGTCATTGATAAATCCTCCTTGGTGGACTCTAACACTATTAGTAATAGGATTTACCATACTTATTTTAATGGATAGATAATATGCCTTTATACGATATACAAAATAAAAAGACTGGCGAAGTAAAAGAAATATTTTGTCGGTATGAAGAAAAAGAAGAAGCCTTAAAAAATGAAGGTAAAGATTGGGTGTATATTGTTCATGGCATTAACTTAGCATATACAACTGGTTCTGCTGTTAGTAAAACAGATAATGGTTGGAAAGACACTTTAACAAGAATAAAAGACGCATCAGGTAGAAAGAATACAATTAATACAGGCAGATAATGTTTAAACACAATGAATTGAAATTAGATTATGAACTCGAGGCAACCACTACAGATAAAGGTCGCCGATATAAAACACCAGAAGGTTTAGAATTACCAAGTGTAACAACCGTTCTCGGATTTCGTGGTAAAGCCGCGATTCTAGCTTGGCGTAAAAGAGTTGGAGAAGAAGAGGCTAATAAGATTGCCCGAAGAGCTGCAGGTCGTGGAACTAAAGTTCACCACATGGCAGAAGATTATCTTAATAATGAACCAGTATATACTCAAGGAGAGATGCCTCATGTTGTTCAATTATGGAACTCTTTAAAGAAAAGTATTGATGGTCATGTCGATAATATTCAAGCTCAAGAAGTTCCGCTATATTCAAAAGATTTAAGATTAGCAGGTCGAGTCGATTTGATTGCTGATTATGATGGTGTACCATCTATTATAGACTTTAAAACATCAAGTCGACATAAGACTCGAGAAGAGATTAGCAATTACTTTATGCAAGCATGCGCATATGCGTGTATGTACGAAGAGCGTACAGGAATAGAGATAAATAATTTAGTTGTCTTAATGACAATAGAAGATTCAATGGAGCCAAGAGTTTTCATTGAAAAGAAAGAAGATTGGTACGATAAATTAATTGAGGAAATAACTTATTACTATGAAAACAATTGAAATCCTATTAGGGATACTTTATAATGTTTGCTTTATCTCTTGCTATTGGCCACAGATTATTAAAAGCTGGCGAACAAAGAGAGTAACCGATGTTTCAATTCATTTATTCACTTTATCCGTGATGGGATATCTTAGCGCCATTGGTTATACATTATTAAGAGTTGGGTTTGATTTATTTTGGTTATTCAATTATGTGTTTTCATTAGGAAGCGCGATATTGATGGTATTCATTTATTATAGGTATAGAAAAAATGGCTAAGAAAAAAGTAATGGTTTCAAAATGCCACGAGCAAGGATATTGGTCGCATGGCAAAAACAAATACGCATTGGAGATACTTCCAATCAAAGACTTATGGGCATCAGTTCCTAAAGCAGAAGTGCATAACGGAATAAAGTTTTATTCTAAACTATTTGATGATATTAAAAAGAATGGTTTAGTAAATCCTTTATTAGTGGTTACGTCTACTTATCGTGAATTGATGATACAAAAAGCAGTTTGGAAAGATAGAGTTTTACCTCTACCTTTCAAAGAGCGCGGTGAAAAATGGGAAGAATTAAATAAAAGACAATATGTAATATGGGGTGGCTCAAATCGAGTAGAGGTAGCAAAAGACCTCGGATACACTCACATTGAATGCGCAATGATGTTAGGATTTAAACATGCCCGTTCACACCAACAGGTTCATAGAAAACCATGGGACGGAATTTTGTATAGATGATGGGATTATTTTATTTTCTTTTAAGCATCTCTTTTATAATTATGGTTATTTGGCCACTTATGGACGGATGGTTTAAAGACTTAGAACATGGTGATAGCGCATGGACAGAAGATTGGAATGAATAGATTAATTTTTCAAGTTAGCGTTGGTGAACCTTCAAATCTATATAAGCTATGCCAAGATTCTGTTGCTAGGTATTGTGAAAAATATGGTATTGACCATCACATACAAACAGAACCGATGTTAAAGATTTTGCCTGACCCCCAAACAACAAATAGAAGTAAAGGCGCAATAAGATTGGGGTACTTACCAATATATGAAAAAGAACACGCATTCACATTCTTCGACCGATACGAACAAATCGCTATTGTTGATTCTGATATTTACATACGGGATAATGCTCCCAACATTTTTGATTCTCTTGACATTCATGCTGACTTCGGCGGGGTCATAGAAAGAGAAATGCCAATCACTCCAGAGTATGCTAGAAAAATTTATTATTATTCAAGGTCGCAATATGAACCATTACCTACAAATCACAGACCAAATAAAAGAGGTTGGGAGTTTTTTAATATGGGACTTATGGTAATGAATAAAGGTATTATTAAACATTTAAATGGATTAACACCTAGAGAATTTATAATGCAAAAAGAATTTAAACCATTTGTTGATGGTAAAGGACCTTGGAAATGGTCAACAGACCAAACGCTCTTAAACTATTGGGTTCGAAAATCTGGTATGGGTTTACATAGAATGGACTGGAAATGGAACGGAATGTTTAAAGCAATTAATGATGAGTGTTTTCAAAAGTCTCACTTTCTTCACTTTTTCTTAAAAGATAAACTTCCTAATAAAGGTGAAGATGTTGCTATGATGAAAAAAATAATTGAAGGTAAAACCAATTTGAGATTTAGACATATATGATAGAATTACAATATACACATCCAATTTCTCCACTCGGTGATAGAATTACTAGTTTAATGGTTGCTCATCAGATAAGTGAAAAACATAATGATGTTGTTAACTTAAGAGCTAATAATCAAGACCAAGAAATCATTAGTAAAATGATTCCTTATGGAAAAGTTGTTTTTAATAAACGAGAAAAATCAGATAAAGTCATACGATTGACAAACAGACAAGCCTTATGGGAATTAATAAAAATGTCAGATGACTTTCCAATAACAACTTCTAATTGGAATGCTGACGAATATGAACCTAAACCAAAATTACCCAAAGGTAAATTTATTACTACTCAGTGGGATGCTCAACAACGTTGGAGATTTGTTAAAGAAGAAAAAATCAAAAAAGTAGAGCAACATTGGAAAGATAAAGGATATGCTTTAGTTAACTTAGGTGGACCAGCTGGAAGAAAATTAAAACTACAAACAATTTGGTATGTTATGTCTAAAGCAGATTATCATGTTGGTGCTGATTCTGGTATGATGCACATGGCTAGATTATCAATGCCTTATGATAAAATACATATGTATTGTGATTTAAAAATTCGAGAAGATGGTAGAACACCAGATAATCGTAATGTTAATTTGCAAGCAAGAGAATTAATTAGAAGAGGTGTTCATTTAAATGCTATTGATAATATGCCAAAAGAAGAATTAGAATATTATAAAGACGCAAGTATTTTTATTGGATATAATAAAGAAGATTATGTTAAACCTAGCAATTAAATCAAAATCAGCTTTTAAAGATGAACCATATACTACACCAGGTTTAGGTGATAGAGTTCATACAATTTTAGCTGCTTACCTTTATTCTAAAGGAGAACCGATCACTATTCACATTACACAAGACAAATTTGGTAAAGACCATAAAAAAGAATCTTGGAATCAATTATGTCTAATGGTACCGAATGTAAGAGTTATGGTTTGGCCAGTAAAAAATTTAAAAGAAGATGAATGGTTATCTTATTTAAAAGGGCAAGGTTTTGACTGTGAAACTTATCATTACTCAGATTCGTCAATGCCTTTTAATAATGACAAAGGAATTGATATAGCACCTTTATTTTCAAACCTTCCTTGTTTACAACCAGTTGATTGTTCTGACTTCTTTCCAAAATTGCCTGAAAAGTTTGCAACTATACAATTTGACTCAACTGATAAAAATCGGTCTACAAAAGATATTGATGATATTAAGAAAAAATTTAATAAAGACGGATATAAACTTTTTACTGTCGGCGGAGAAGCTAAACATAGTAAGTTAAGAGATTCTTTACCTCACATTGGATATTTAATTTCTAAAGCAGACATACACATTGGTGTTGATTCTGGTATGATGCATTTAGCTCAGCTTTATAAACCTTGGAATAAAATTTACATTTATAAAAATCGTGGTAAAACACCTTATATTTCCCACCACCTACAAAGAGGAATAAAAAATGGAATTGTGATATGTTAAAAGAATTATTTGAAAAGAAAGATTGTGATAAAGTCAAACACTTTTATCACAAAGTATATGAACCTCATTTTGAAAAAAGAAAAAATGATAACATTAATATTTTAGAAGTTGGTATATTTCATGGTAAATCTACAGAAGCATTTTTAGAATATTTTCCCAATGCTACATTTTATGGAATTGATATTTTCGAAAGAACCAATATGGAAGATTTGATAATATATGATAACCCAAGAGTAAACATGATGAAGTTAGATTCTACTTCAGAAAAACTATCTGAAAAAATAAAAGAAGCCTGGGGTGAAAATATTAAATTTGATTATATTATTGATGATGGTGCTCATTACCCCGAAATTCAGATACCAACTTTTTATAATTGTATAGAATTTTTAAAAGATGATGGAACTTATTGGGTTGAAGATTGTTGGCCAACACAAATAATGACCGAAAGAGAAATGTATAGGGAACATTATTTAGTTTACCAAGATAACACGTGGGGTGAAAAAGGTACACTTAAACCAAAATTTTCACCATCTGAACAAAAGAAAATGATTGAAGCTTTTAAATCTAAATGTAATATTCAAGCAAAAGATTGCAGAAAGCTTTCCAAAAAAGGTGACTCGTTTATATACGAATTAAAATTAAAATGAAAAATTTAGTAATACAAGTAATGATTGGTGCACCTGGTTATGCGTATAATAATATTGAAACGCCAAAAGAGTTTGAAGATTATTGCATGCCAAGCGTTAAAAGATATTGTGAAAAACATGATTATGATTATAAACTTATAACCGAATTTCCAAAAGACCATGACCCTAGATGGTTTAATTTTAACACTAAACCAGATTCTTTTAATTATAGACAAGGCGGAAAACAAAAAGGTAGTACTTTAGTTCGATACTTGAATATGTATAATGAGAATTATGATAACGTTATTTCTCTCGATTGTGATATATACATACCAGAAACCGCTGAACCTTTACCTGAAATCAAAGGACACGTAGGTGTACAAGATTTGGGTAAAGGGTGGGAAACTTTTAGAAGTTCTTATGAATTACCTGAAGATACATTTGTAAATGGTGGAGTTCAAATGGTAAATAAAGAAGCAGGTAAAATGATTTATGACTTTATGGTTCATGTAGTTGATAATCAAATAATGCCACCTTTAGGTTATAAGTCAGACCAATCTTATATGAATTATTGGAGGTCAGAAAATCACGATAAAGCTTTTCTATTAGGAACTGAATGGAACTATATGCCTGGCCCTTGGTATAAAACAATCGATGTTAATAATAAAAACTTTATTCATTATGCTGGTCAATTCGGTAGAGATTATTTACGTGAACATATAAAGAAAGGTATAGTTAAATGAAATGCTTTGCAATATATGTAGCCAATCACGAAGGTTCAATTCGTCAAGTTAAGAATTGTCTTGCAAGTTGTAAAAAATTAGAATATTCAGTAACACCATTTCCTGGTAGTACTCCAAACAAAATGTTAATACCATTTGAATATGAATCAATCAAAGATTCCAGAGTTCGCATTTTTGAAAACGATAATTATAAAAAGTATTTAGCAAAGAAGGCATGTTTTTCAAATCACATCAGATTGTGGAAAGAATGTGTAAAACTAGATGAGCCTATTATTATACTTGAGCATGATGCAATCGCAGTTAAGAAGTGGGATAACCCTGAGTTTGAAGATGTTCTAGTATTGAATATTGGTTCAGCCTTTGGTCGCTCTATCTTCAATTCAACACGACCTGGTTTAGAATTTTATAAAGAAGGTATAAATAAGTTAGAAGGTACTAAATTAAAATATAATAGAAACAACGTTTATAAAAATAGTTACATGATACCAGGTACTGCTTCATACGCAATAACTCCTCAAGGAGCGAAAAAGTTATTAGTTGCTTTAGTAGAAAACGGGTGGGAGCAAAGTGATTATTTTATCAATACTTATAATGTTGACATTAGATATTCTGCACCTGATTATTTTAAATTAAACCAAAACAATCTACACTTGAGTCACGGAGTATGAAATATAAAGGATTTATAATAGGAGATAAAAATAATAAAGTCTCCGTAAAAGGAATGAATAATTGTTTTCGAACAATAAAGAAAACAGAAAGTGAAGTAGATGTAAAGTTTGTTCAACAGACATCACCTGATACTTTAGATAAAGACTTGGCACCATTTCCTGGTTTAGCTTGGAACTATCCATTGAATAGAGCAACTCGAATTGATGAGAAAACAGGTATGACTCTTCAAGGATATCGAACAAATTCATTATCAAAAGTCTTTGCTTGTTTAGTATCACATATGAAACTTTGGAATAGGTGTATACATTTAAATGAAGAGATAATGATTTTAGAACACGATGCTATCTTCACTCGAAAGTTTGTTCCATTCGAATGGGAAGGTGGTGTTTTAGGATTAAATGACCCTAGAGGTGCGACATTTAATTCATTTAAATATCACGAATCTGTATCTAAGACAGATGGGGTTTCAGACGCACCTTATGTAGCCGATGTAAGTAGACCACAAGGATTAGCTGGTAACTCTGCTTATCTAATAAAACCATCAGCTGCAAAAGAATTATTAGAAAAATTAAAAGAAACTGGCGGGTGGCCTAATGATGCATTAATGTGTAAACAACATTTTGATTTCATTAAAGTGGTTTATCCATACTACACAACAGTTCAAGGAATAAGGAGTACAACTACATTATGAAAATATTAATTACAGGGCATGAAGGTTTCATTGGCTCTGGTCTATGGGATAGACTTAGCTGGGACCACGAATTACAAGGGATTGATATAAAGTCAGGTAAAGATATTCTTACCGCAGATTTACCAGAAGTCGACTTAGTCATTCATTTAGCTGGCATTGGTGGTGTGAGAGAATCATTAGCTGACCCTAAAAAATATTGGGAGAATAACGTCGAAGGTACAAGACGTATTCTTGAACACTACCAAGATACTCGAGTTTTGGTGGCAGGTTCTAGTTCACAATATGAACCCCACTTGAATCCATACGCAGCATCAAAACATTTAATAGAATCTATACCTCACCCTAATGTGGTCTTTATGAGATTTCATACGGTTTATAATGAAGAAGCAAGAACAGGAATGTTCTTTGATAAACTATTCAAAGGGACTCTTGAATACGTAACTGACCATGAAAGAGATTTTATTCACCGCGATGATTTACTTGATGCAATCGAGATTATTATAAATACTGATAATCTATTACCAGCATTCGACCTTGGAACAGGTAAAACTATATGTATCAAAGATATTGTTCCGTCTTTACCAGTCAGAAGCGGTGCGGTGGGTGAACGAACAATCACTAAAGCCAATACTAAATACTTTGAAGAAGCTACAGGGTGGAAAGCAAAGATTGACGTCAAAGACTTCTTGCAGAAAAATGATGAACGCATACGTAATTTGTATAGAGTCTAATAAACATTCAGTCGAAGCGGCTGACAGATGTATTGAATCTGGTAAAAAGTTTGGATATGAGATAAAGAAACATCCAGCTTATTGTCCGGCTGATGACCCACATAAAATTTTCAAAGAAGAAAATTTGCCTATTAGCGAATTTATGATAGATAAAAGATTTTCAAGACTCGAACCTTGTATGTGTGGTTTTTTATCTCATAGGTCTTTATGGAAAAAGTCATTGCAAGAAAATAAACAAATTCTTATTTTAGAACATGATGCTATCTTTACGAATAAGATTCCGCTTAGCATTCCTTTCACTGGTCTTATTTCTTTTGGTAAACCTTCTTATGGTAATTACATAAGAGCTAAAAAACCAGGAGTATATAAATTATTTTCAAAACCAGGTGGTTATTTACCGGGAGCACATGCTTATGTAGTTTCTCCGAAAGGCGCAAAAACTTTAATTGAAAGAGCTCAAGTAAAACCGGGACCAACAGATTTATTCTTAAATAAGAAAGACTTTCCTTTTATTTCAGAATATTACCCTTGGCCAATAATGGCTGATGATAAAGTTTCTACAATACAACATGATGAAGGTTGCAAAGCTAAACATAATTATAAAAAAGGTATAGATATAGTATGAGTGAATTAATTTTTATTACAGGCGCAGATAAAAAATGTGAATGGATGTTACCTTGGTGGCTTGGTAAGTTTAGACAACATAATACTTTAGCCCATACACCAGTCATCATTGCTGACTTTGGATTATCTGATAAAGCAAAACAATGGTGTGCTAATAAAGGATTAGAAGTTCAAAAAATAACTGGTAAAGCCGGTTGGTATATGAAACCTTCAGCTCTTAGACAAATCAAACCAGAATCTAAAAGAGTTTGGGTCGATGTCGATTGTGAAGTTGTAAAAGATTGTACAGAAATTTTTGAATATATCGAGGAAGATAAACTTACATGTTCAACTGATAGACATCATAGCTGGGGGTGTAAATTTCAAACGGGTGTAGTAGGAGTTATGGGTGACCCCGACATTTTACAAAAATGGGAAGCTTCTTGTTTAAATCCAAAAGGACCTTATGGTCGTGGAGACCAAGAGTTATTGTGGGAACTAACTACAAAAATAGGTGATAAAGATATCAAAGAATTGCCTGAAAAGTTTAATTGGTTAAGAATGTCTCTTCTTAAAGGTGAGGACGATAAAGACAAAAGAATTATTCATTGGACTGGAGAAGAAGGTAAAAAAATTATTATAAAGTCTATTCGTGAGAAAAAACAAACAACGGACTATTTTATCGACACTGCTCCTCCAAATAATCCAACAATTAGAGATTTTGTTTGATTTATCTCTTGACATTTCCTGTGATATTTCGTAATATGATAATATGTCAAATAATTGTAAATGTTGTGGTAGAATAATTGAGCCAGCCAGAGTATCTTTGGGATTACCCCATTGTTTAGGTTGCGCTAAAAGAATTAACGTTCAAAGAGTAAAAGGACGGATGGTATATGAACATAAGACTGGTGGTTTTATTGAAGTTATGTCACCAGAATCTTATTCAGCAAATAGAAAATTTTTCACTAGAAGTGGTAATAGGAGTGTTTTAAAACAAGTATGAGTATTAAATTATTAGAAGAAGGTAACGAGGTTTACTTCAAAAAGACAACTAATTATAACTTAGAAGTCGATGGTAAACCTTTGACTATTCGAATTGAAGAAGATTCAAATGAGGGTAGATTATATTATTTGGTAGATGGTCAGTTCACCGAAACCCCACCTGATTGGATTATCGAAATGGGTAAAGATGATTGGGGTGACTTAAATTTTGAAAGAACTATATGGGACGCGGGTTTAAGTAGTTGCATTGTCGGTGAGGAGCTAGAAGTAGAGTAATGAAAAAATATTATATATTAGCAGGTTTACTTATTTCTTTCGGAATAGCATTATTTGATATAATGGCAGGAATCTATCTTTGTGTATTAACAAATGGTTTTAGTAATTGGATTGTATTATGTCGACAAAAGCCAAAGACAACCATCACACGAGTTAAAAAGGAAAAACCAATGACGGTTGATGAGTTTAGAAAAAGAGAGATGGAAGAGAATCCACATCGCCCTTATCCTAATTATGAAGGTGGAGGAATTTACAAATGATTGATGTACCAGTAGCATACGGAGAGTTATATGATAAATTTACAATCCTACAGATTAAACATTCTAAGTGTATGGATGTTGATAAAGAACTCAAACTTTTAGAAGAAAAAATTAAAGGATTGAAACACAATAGAATTGTTTATTCTTTTGTCGAATGCTTAGCCAGAGTAAATGAATTACTTTGGGATATTGAAGATGATAAAAGAGCGCATGAAGCAAAAAAAGATTTTGGTGAAGACTTCACTGAACTTGCTCGATTAGTTTATATTTTAAATGACCATAGAGCTTATTTGAAAAAGCAAATCAATAAGTACTCTGGTAGTGAAATAATGGAAGAAAAACAACATTCGGAATACTAATGGGACTAGGTGATGACATGATGTTTCTCGGTGAAGCTGAGAAGATTCACAAGGAAACGGGTAAAAAGATTTATCCAGTTGATGGCAATTCTCGTTCGCCAATGATGGAAAACGTTGAATTTCTTACTTGGTTGCAATCTGACGAATCTGAACCATACGTTAAAGTTAATGCTCGACAGAATCCATCTGAAGAGGTTGATTATAATATACCTTATTATGTAAATCAAAAAATATATGATGGTTATGGTGATAAGTTTGATTGGAACGAAGATTATAAACCAGTTCCTTTTAAACTAAGATTTTCTGAAGAAGAAGAACACCAGGCTGATGAATGGGAAAAACAAATAGCAATTCCTTTTAGTGAATGTATAGTTGTAAACCCCGATGTAAAAAATAGTTTCTTTAAAGGAAACAAAGATTGGGGCTTTCATAAGTGGGAAGGTTTAACTGACAGACTTTATAATATGGGATATCGAATACTTAGATTTAAACCACCTGGTAAAGGATATGATGAGCCTTTTTTACAAAATGCTTTAAATATAACTGATGTTCCTTTAAGAGTTGCCTTATGTTGTAAAAGTAGAGTTAAGATGGGTGTCACCTTTGATGGATTACTTAGCCACTTTTGGGCAGGAGCTCAAGTACCTTGTGTCAGAATTGTTGGTGATTTTATGTCAACAAAAACTCTACATTACGACAATAACATTTCAATCGGATTAGATGAAAATCCAACAGGAGCATTATACCCTAGCCGCCATTGTAAAGAGGCTAATCAGAAGATATCAGTAGACATGGTCTTTGATAAGTGTATCGAGATGCTTAATAATATAAATAGATGATTAAAGGATTAAATATGGGCTCAGAAGATTTATTTGATTTCGGATTTACAGCAGTTGATGAAACTGAACTTAACGCTTATCAAGAAGCGGAAAAGATTAAGACTGAAGCTGAAAGTAAACTATCGGCGGCGGATTCTTCGACCGTCAAATTACAAGCTAAGGTGGATAGCTTATACAATGCTATTCAACCTCTATTGAACAACCTCAAGGCCAACCCCGAAAAGGAGTATATATATTGGCCAAAGAGAATGAGTAAGATAGAAGCCTTTGAAGACCATCTTCAAGGTATCTACACTCGTGACTAAAAATAAAGGATAAACATGATTACATTAATTGTAACATTTATTGTGGGCGCTATTGCCGGTGCACTAGTAGCTCGCAATAATATTAAAAAACTAAATGCTTTGGTAGAAGAGGCTAAAGAGTTAGCCGACCAAGCAGAAGCTGAATTAAAAGAATTAAAGGCAAAGTCGAAGAAACCAACAACTCGACGTAAACCAACATCAGCTAAAACAACAAAGAAAAAATAACATATGAAACAACTATTAACTAACAAATGGTTCCTAATTGGTGTAGGAGCAATCGCTCTTCTTATTATCTTCGGTGGAGGTAATAAAGCAGAAGCAGCTACTACTCTTCAAGTAGGTAATTATGAAAATCGTATTGATGGTGGTCTCTATACCGGAGAAGGCAATTATGTGATTCTCGGTGGTGAGCTAGGTATCTTCGGTGCTAACATCGAATATGTTAATACTGATGATTCACAATTATATACAACATTATCAACAGGACTATCCACACCTCTTGGTGATTTTGGAGTCTATGGACTATTGAGTTCAACCGATGAAGATACATTCGAAGTCGGAGCTACTTATGGTCTATCATTGCTAGGTGTTGATTCAGTGGTAGATGTAGCTATTGATGAAGATAGTCAATACACGGTTGATTTATCAACCGATGTGTCCGTATTCGATAATGGTACTTTTGCTGTCTCAGTAGGAGGTGCTTATGGTAAGTCATTTGATTATGACGTTAACTATGATTATCTTTTAGGATATGCAAAACTAAATGTACAGGCACTATATGTGAAGTTTAATTACTTACAAAATGATTTGTATAGTGATGACTTCGAAGCTACAACCGATGTAGGTTTTAGCCTAAATTTCTAATTTGCTTTAATAAGAAATTCACAAACCCTCATTCGAAAGAGTGAGGGTTTTTTGTATAAATAAAGATGTTACAATCGTAACGTTCATTAATAGATTAAGTATGATGTATGCAAGTAAATTAAATACTTGGTTACATTACGCTTTTGCAGACGGATTGAAATCAAAAGACTTAGCAAAAAATAGTTCAGTATATCAATATTATTGTGCTGAACGTGATGAGATTCTAAAACATAAGTGGCTCGAATCCGAAAAGGCTGGTAAAGATATTGGCTGGGACAAAGCTCTTATGGATTGGATAATGTATCATCGTGCTGCATGGCGTAAATCCAAGCAAATTAAATAGAAAACGACAAACCCCCATTCGAAAGAGTGGGGGTTTTTTATAAATCTTGAAATGACAATTTGTCATTTCAAAGTTTTTAGGTACTCTTCACACACTAGGTGATACTCTTCCCTAAAGTTCTTCTTCTTGTGGAGAAAGATTCTTGTGTTTATCAACAATCTGTCTTTCTTGGATTAATATTTTTAACTTCATGTTCAATCGAATCATGTCGTTGTCTAAAGCTTGTATCTGTTTCTTGAGAATACCAAGGGACTTATTTGCATCTGATAAAGCAGGTCTAACTTCTTTTGTTACCCATTTCCAAATGTACCAAATGAAGTATCCAGTTAAAAGTAGTGCTATGACAGGAAATCCAAATGTTTGAATTGTGTCTGCCCAAAATGTAAAATCTCTTCCGCTCATATTATTCGCCTTTTCCTTTACTATATCCGTATAGTGTTTTCAAATAATCATGAGCTTTAGTTAATTTATTTTGATACCATTCTTCCATGTCACCTTCAGTCTGAACTCGTGTTTCGATTCCATCTAAGAAATGTCTCATACCTTTTATTTGAGTCATTGCCATCGATACCTCTTCAGCGCCTCCAGTGTCAGAAGAATCTATGCCTTCTAAAACCTTTTTTGTTGTTTCAATTAAATCTTTCATATTATTAGTCGTCTCTGCAATCTTCTTTACCTTCACTTGCAGCTATTCTGTCAAGATTTGGCTCAACATTAAAAAATGATGAAAATAAACAATCGATTTTAACTATGTCATTGTTCATAGTATCGCATTTATTTTCTAAAGATAATAATGACTCAGATAAACCTTTAATTGAACTAGTTACTTGAGCCAAGATGAATTTTAATATTAAGAATAAAAATCCACCAGTTGCTAGAGCTACAGTAATTGGAACTCCCACCGAATTGATAAAGTTTAAGATATCTCCAGTCATATTCTTATTTATACAAACTGGATATTTTATTACTTATCTTTTTCCACCTGGTGTGAAATAGAACCCGACGATAGCTCCCAAAGTGGCGATGCTGACCAGACTGATGTGCCCTGTGGTGATTGTGGAGGTGATTTCGTTTCCACTGGGGATTTTGACGAGTCCCCACAAGATTGACATTGCTTCTTTGGATTCTGGTGGGGTAAAGGTAATGAGTTCGATTCCAGGGTAGAGGGTGCAGAGAATTGAAATTGTCGCGAAGTTGAGCATGCCGATAAGAGCAATGAGACGCCGAGTAGCCCTAGTAAAGAGAGTAGCCTCGGGGTCTGATGCATTACCAAACACCGCTTGTTGGAATTTAACATCTGCGTTAGACATTGCCAGGTCTCTGGCCATTTCGCGTTTTGCTTTTGCTTCTCTTTCATCACTTGCACTCTGTATAAATCCACCAAGTATCTTTAATATCGACCCCATACCGGTGGCGCCTAAAGTCGATAGTAACATTGTAATTAAACCAAACATATTTTTATTTATATACTCGCAAGTTTAGTATTTATATCAGCGACTGAAAAATTTATTTTAGCAGCTTTAGCATTAATTGCTTTTTCTGAATCGGGCGATGTTATTGTGGTATCGGTAATAGTGGTTGGGTCAATAGGAATACCAGGGTCAAGGAAAGTAATGTTACCAGAATAACCCATCAATGAATTTTCATTAGCAAAATAATGTATGTCTCCATCTATATTAGATTCTATTGGAGCCCGCCCAGGGTCGTATAATTTTTCAGTGCTTATCATAAAATCTCTTGCGTATTTTCTTAATTGCGCCGGTGTTGTTGTGGGATGTTTTTCTAAAACTAAAGCAAGCATTCCAGCTAAGAATGGACAAGAAAAAGAAGTTCCGCTTCCGTAATATTGTGTACCTCTAGTATATAATTTTAGAGGTATCTGTTCTCCTGCAGTACAGCAATCAACTCTATCTCCTCTACCACTAAAATGTGCCATTCGTTCTTTACCACCTGTTAAGTCTTGTAATTCTGGTGCGCCAAATGCATTTCCTAAAGCGCCAGACACAATAGTGTGAGTCCCGGCTGTCATTCCTACTCTATTAGTATAATAAGCATAGCTATAACCACCAGGTGCTGTTATATTAGTAAACGTTACTCTATTATCATAATCAATATTGTCTGGTAAACAAAGTTTATTCCTTTCATTGCCGGCAGATGTTACCATGTGAACACCCGCTTCATGCATTAAATTAATAGAATCAACCAGTGATGAACTTTTTCTGAATGTGGAGGTTACGTTACTCCATGTTCCGTCTGTGGCCCTAAGATAATTAGAACCAAACATAGCATTTGGTAAAATCATGTGATAACCGCCATAAGTCGAAATCTGCCCATAGATACCAGTATCACCAAATGCACCTTGTTTTGGGTCATATTCTGTACCTCTAAAATGTATACTTTCGAACCCTTGGTTTGCCATATTATTTAGTACTCTATAACTAAATGATTGGAGATATATAGTTGGTCTATTTGTGGCTACACCAGGAATCTTCCCAGCTTTTTTCTGTAAATGAAATTGTCTAGCTGTTTCATAAAAATATGTGGATGGCACAGTATCTCTAGGTATTACATATATGTTTGCTCCTGTTGCAACACCATATTCATTATGACATGCGCAATAAGCCACTGCTTCAGCATGATTGTTTATATAATCTGCGTATTGTGATTGAGTTTTATTTGTATAAGGTATATCGGGTAAATTCCCAAGACCTTCTAAAGTATTCCATTGAAAGAATTGTAATCTAGTAGTACCATCACTATTTTTAAAACCAGGGTCATCGTGATTCAAATAAGTTGCTAGATTCATTATAATATCTACACCTTCACCATCATAATTATAATTATAAGTAAAAGGAAATTGTGGAGCGTTATATTGGGTTACACCATCAGTATTTCTATAATAACAAGATGTAGTATTAGAATCTATAAAGTGTCTGGCTATACCCCAATTTCCGTTTCCTGCTGCCCAGTCACCGACACCAACTGGTGGTACTGCAGCGATTAATCTTTTATGAGGTGCACCATATCGAGCATAAGTTATACTTTTACTACCACTACCATCATCATCAATCAAAGTTGCTAATTCCTCTTCTGACTCTATGGTAGAAATGTTTTCGTGTAGTTCTAAAAATTCTTTTTGTTCAGTGGTAAGCTCGGCTCTAAATGCAGTAGGCCATGTAGCCATTTCATCAACTATTCGAGAACAATATTGATACATTGTACTTTCGGTTACACCTTCTTTAACGTTAATTAAATATGCCATTATAGAGAACTTAGTTTTGTGTTGATTTGACCAGGGCTATCATTAACATTTGCAGTTGTTAATAAAGTACCATCTGATGCATATACTAAATTAGCTGGACTATTGGTACCACCAACTAATAACGGAACAACAATACTTTTAGGAGAAACTGCAGATTCTTCTGGTGCCGGAGCTTCAGGTGGCGGTGGTGCTGGGTCAGAGGGTGGCGGATCGTTTTGTTGAGAATAAAAAGTAACTGGAATTACTGGCAATTCTTCTCCGACTGGATTGCCTCCATTTGCAAAAACATTTGTAGAGCCACTTGCAGCCGCATTACCTCCCCAAGAACCATGTCCAGCAGTTGAATCTCCGATTCGGTGAACACCGATTCCATTTATAGTGACATTGCCGGATAACCCAGTTGTCACATCTCCGCAGGCTGTTCTATCTACTCCACCACCACGAACCACTGGAACTCCGTTTACCGTGACATTGCTAGAACCGGTTAAATATTTAGTTCTATGAAAAGGATTCGGAGTACCTGAAGCATGTCCAATATGACTATCCTTACCGACTCTTACTACACCAGGCATTACTGAATCCTTTTCCACATATGGACAGCCATATAAGGCTGTCTATTTTCGTGAGTTTGAGAAGTTCCACTCCCTTGACTTGCTACATCGGACCGATAGCCAGTTTCATCTATTGTACTAGTACCAGATGGTACTGATTTATTACCTTGTTCTACCCATTCCTCTTTATCATCAAATTGATACCATTTTTTAGTTGATTTGATATATCCAGTCGCTGCTTCACTTCTATTAGATTGACGAAGAGAGGCAAAATCATGAGCGTGTGGTGGGAATTGTTGTTGGTCAACATCTGCTAATCTTTTTCCACCTGTGATTCCAACTCCAACTCTACCAGATGAATTGGTATCATTAGATAAGACTGATTTATCGTGATAAGTCACATAAGCATTATCAGAAAAGCTATCACTTGCACCTCCAATATTATAATCACCTTCAAAAGAATTATCTCCACTATATACAATTTTAATTAAGTTTTGGTCAGATGCAGCTTTATCTAATTCATCAGTACCTTGTGGAGCAATTTGATTATTTACACCCAAATCAGAATCAACTGAAAGAATTGTAAATTTACCACTAGGGCCCGCTTCTCCATTTGGTTTCTTTAATCCTTGAACATTAATATCCATACCAGGATAGTAATTAAATTTTCTTTTATTTCTCCATGTGCTTGAAACTGAATTAGGTTGTAGACGATTTTCTGCATCTTGCGCGGCTGTTGGTTTTGCTTGTAATTTTAAAGTTATTATATTACCAGTTTTTGAAGCATTAAGAATTTTATTACGGGGGTCGGTTGAAGAACCTATACCAGCATCAACACCCATTAAAGTCGTACCACTTGAAAGTCTTTCCCAAACTCCAAATCCAATCAACTCTCTAGGATTTCTTTCATCATCGGCATTCATGTAAACCGAACCGATTGGGTATAACTCTTTAAAATTTGTATCTAATTCTTGGTATGTTAAAGGTCTATATTCAGAACCTCCACCTCTAGTTTGTTCGGTTAAAGTTTTTATCGACCCTGGTATTGAACCTGCCGGTGAATTGAGAGTAAAATCAAACCCTCTATTTTTCAAGTCTCTATATTCATCAGGTAGGACTGCATTAACATTAGTTATAACAAAATAACCAGGTGTATCTAATAATCTTACGGGTGCCATATTACTTTACTCTTTTCCAAATGTTGACGGTGATATAGGGTTGAAGATTATTATGCTGGTCATCATTTCCGCTATAACTTGAGTTATATGAACCACCGAGTCTATAATAGTGTCTAGTATTACCATTGTTTCTGAACTTTTGTGTACCTTGCATTCTATATCTTCCATCATATCCGCCATAATCAATCCATTCATGGTTATGTCTAATCAAATCAGTAATCTTTACTGATGGTGAACCACCTGTTACTCCAGGTGAAAAATAATCTGGTGAATTACCACTCTTAGGGTCATCTGGTCTATCACCTAGTTGTTGTATAGTAGGTGAATCAGCGCTCATCAATACATAACCTTCAGCATATTTTTCCCATTTTCCATAACCAATCATTGTAAGAGGACTTGAATGTTTTAAAGCATTAATGTAAAGAGAACCTATCGGATAATGACATAAAAAGTTATTATCTAATTCAATTGTGGTTAACTCAGAACCTTTTGATATTCTAGATGTGTAAGCCATATTAATAAACCCTAAGCCACATATAACACGTCACAAATGGCATTGTATTTTCGTGAGAGAATCCTCTCATTGTACTATTTAAATTGTCTCTATTACTTGTACCACCACCATGAGCTCGACCTGATAATTTTATGCTATCATTTCCACCATCAGATGCTCTGATTGCAGGTCTATTAAGGTATTCAATATCAGCTTCTCTTTGATTGCCAGACCTACCATCTTCTACTAAATCAGCCGCATGTCTATGTTTTGGCATTTCGTCTCTCGTTAGATTATGAGAAAACTCTCCGCCTTGACCTTTTAACATATAAGGCGAAAGATTACTATACAAAGTTCCAAATAAAGTGGCTCGAGCATCAGAAGATACGCTTATAGAAGAAGTACTCCCACGTCCAAAAATACCGGCATTATTTGAAGTATCTGAAGACGGCGAGGAATAATCGACCATTAATTTTGTTCCTCTAGAATTTCCATTTGCATCACCAAGAGATAAAATTTCTCTTTCTCTATTTAAAATAACACTATTATTTTCAGAATTTGTTAATCCGCTAAGAGTTATTTTTTGCCCAACAGAAAAAGGAGCATTATCTGGTGTAAGTGTTATTTCTATTCTAGAATTAGTGATTGCACCAATTTGTCCTCTATCGTCATTGCGAGCACGAGAAACTAATGGTTTAGCCGCAGTAATTTTTCGTGATACTATTCCGCTTTCTGGTGGTATACCATCTACTTTTCCAACTAAAACAGTTTTTTCCCCAAAAGGTTGCCATGTTCCAAAACCAAGAAGTTGACGAGGATTTATATCTGTTGATATATTAAAATAAACAGAACCTACTGGCCAGACAGACTTAAAGTTATTATCTAAGTCTTTATGGGTAAGTGGAGTAGATGAAACTGAAGGTGAACCATTTCCAGGTATATTCGTACCTGCCGTCAATCCTGCATTAAATCCGTCTGTAGTACGTACTTTTATTGGCATAATATTAAATCCTTTTCTCTATTTATACATTCAAAAGTCACAGAAAAAAATGCATTTTTAGCATATTTTTTATTGACATTGGCTATATCCTATCGTACTATAATAATATGATTAGAGAAAAAATAGAAAAAACTCACATTGTCCTCGATTTGACGGGGCCCGAAGGTAATGCCTTCTATTTGATTGGAGTGGCCAGAAAATTGGCAACTCAATTAGAGTATGCAAAAGACAAAATTGAGAGTCTCACCAAAGACCTAATGTCAGGTAGTTATGAAGATTTAATTCACAGATTTGATGACGAATTCGGCGAATACGTTATTTTAGAAAGATAATTTATGATGGAAGAAGTTAAATATAATGAGCCGGTACCGTTCCGCGATGGGCTTTTATCAGTACAAGCGGGACCTTACCACTATTGCTATCCAAAGACTCCTACAGGGCCTTATACGCAATATGAAGTAGCTTATATCGTAGACGGAAAATTTACGAAAATACCAGAGTGGAGAAACTCCGGCGATGATGTTTACGGATATAAAGATAAGCAAGATGTTAAAAATCTGCTAATGACAGAGGGATATAATGTTGACGACTGGGATAAAATATTGCCACAATAAACTGAAAAAAATGCATTTTTTAGTGATTTTTTTATTGACAGAACAGATATTGTATCGTACTATTATAATATAAGATTGAGAAAGGTAAAATTATTATGAGTAACAAAATTAAAATTCTAGGTCACGATTTCAGTGACGATCACCACCTGGTCAAACCGGGTCGTTCAATGGTTGATGCCATTGATTTATTAAAATGTCTAGCTTCCGAAGCCTATAAAAAGTGGTCCAAAATCGATGAAGATAAGTCAGCTATCGATTGTAAAGATTCAGAGAATTATTCAGAGAGAGCTTATTATGAATATGCTTCCTCTATGAAAGAGCATTTAGGCTCCAAATATATCAAACTGAGTTACAAGAGTGGCGGACGTTCTGTTCATTGCTTCATTGTCAATTCTAAGAATGATAAAGATTTTAAATATGGCGACATTTTGAAGTCAGCCAGTTGGAAAGCTCCGGCGAGAAACTTCGCTCGAGGAAATATTATTGATGACACGGTCGAGTCATTAAAAAATAAAATCTGTTGGACAGGAGTGAAATACTAATGGCTGAAGATTACGTTTTAGATTATGGTTTAGGTACCTTCGTTCTTTGGAACAAAGCTGCCAATTATGAGGTTGACATTTCAGAAGAGGGCGCTCTGAAATGGTCGAATAACAACAATTGTTATGTGACGTCAGATGCTCAAGGAGCTCTCGATACAATGTGTGAGGATTTGGCTGAACAGAATGAAATATTTAATGGAGTAGGATTATGAGTCAAGCAATAGAAAAACATTCATCAGTAGAGTCAGCAATAGCAGCACTGACGGGTAAAAATCGTCGGTCTTATATCGGAGCCAACATATGTATGACATGTGATGGCAAAGCAAATGAATTTAGAGACGAATTGTCTCACAGAGAGTATACAATATCAGGTATGTGTCAGACATGCCAAGATTCAATTTTTAATTAGAACGGAGAATAAAGAACTATGTGGAACGAGAACCAAGAACCAAACGAAAAAGAATTAGAACCACTTGACCCTATTGTCGACCATGAGCCAATTGCTCCAACTGAGGACGACATTCAAGATGAACTAGATTTAATGGGAACATATTTATGATAGAAAAAGTAAAAGTAAAATTAAATAGGAACGACGTACAAGGGTCGAAAGACACTCTACTTCGTTTAAATAACATGTATTCACAGTGGACAGATACAGATTCACAAATCACTTCAGATGTAGGTGATGCTATTTGGTCTATGACAACGGTTGAAGGCATGATTCCAATATTTGACCAATATTGGGGAGTTTATGTAGAAATAGAAATGGTATGATTAGACACTTACTTATAGCATCACTTTTAATCTGTGGAGTTGCAAATGCAGCAACAGATAATGATATTGTAGTTACGACTATCATACTTGAAGCAGGCGGAGAATATCACATAGGAGCTCTTGAAGCGATTTATGAAGTCATTATGACTCGAGCCAAAAAAAGAAAGATGACTCCTGCTGAAGTCTGTTTACAAAGAAAACAATTTTCATGCTGGAATGATAAAGATATCGAAAAAACAATCCAATTTGCAAAGAAGCACCCTCGTTGGAAAATTGCGCAAAACATTCTAGGAAAACAATCAAATTATACAAAGGGTGCTGACCATTATCACGCTGACTACGTGGACCCATACTGGGCAAAGTCACTAACAAAAACTGTAAAAATAGGAAGGCATATATTTTATAAATGAAATTCACACAAGACAAATATTTAAACGCATTACTGATTGCATGGCCAATCGCAATCTGTTTTAACATTATAGCAAAAGGACCTTGGTATCTAACTTTAAGTAGCTTGAGTATCTTTGTTATGCTAATAGTAATTGCAACATTTAAGAATTGACATTGAGAAAGGAATAGTGTAGAGTATTTAAATTATGAGTAAGAAAAGTAAATTTTTAAAGAATGGGTTGGTAAATCCAACGGACGTAAATCATACAGGAACTGAACCAACATGGGAAGATTCCGCAGAACTTTCAGAGGCACAATTTAGAGATAGGTTACTTAGAGGATTTAACTTCTACACCTATTACTTAGATGTTGATGATTTTAAAAATCTGTTGATGGAATACATGGTATCACATGGCCATTCGCCAGATGATATTAAGAAGGTACGCAGATGTGGTCGAGAAGTATCAGTCGCCACTGAAGCTAAGATTGCTCGTATGATTATGATGGGTATGCCGGCTGAACATGACGGAAAAGATTTCAGAAAAGTAGTTGAAACTAAAATCTCTTCAATGGTTCGATATATGTCGCAAGAACATACTGAACCAACTGAAGATGATGAGCCAGAGAAACCAAAGGCTCCGGTGATTCCACCGATGAAACGTTTAGAAGATAAAGTTCACTCAGAAGTTATCTGTCACCTTGATTGGGCTCTAGACGAATGGGTAAATGGTTTTGATGAAGTAAAGCCAATTAATCTTACTCAGCTATTGGGTGGAGCAAACATTCCTGCAAAAGGTTGTAAGTTTGTTCACGACTTTCTCGATAAATATTTGATAGACTTAAGAGATGCTCACTCAGGTGAATGTGAGCAATGCGTAGAAGCATATTCGTTTCTGACTCGAAGAGAACTCAATAAGTGGATTAAAACTTTTGAGAAGATGAAAGAACAGGTTGAGAAGTATGAGCTTGCTAACAAGAAAGCAATAGTGAGAGTCAAGAAGACCAAACCTGCAATTAAGCAAGTGGAGAAACTCAATTATCTTACAGACTCTGATGACTTAAAGTCTATACCACCAGTACGTATCTGTGGAGCAATGATTCTCTACACATACAATGTTAAGACTCGAAAGTTGGCTAAGTATCAATCATTGACTCGAGATGGATTATCCGTTAAAGGTACTTCTATTAAAGACTTTGATGAGTCAAAGAGTTATACATTCACCGTTCGAGAAAAAGTTTACGACGATGTTAAAGCTGCATTGAATAAAAAAGATAAAGCCAAAGCATTGGACAATATTAAAGAATCTACAAAAACTAAAGTTACTACTCCAAATGGAAGATGTAACGAACACACACTACTATTATGGAGTAAGTAATGGCAAAACAAAAACCAACAATTAAAACTAAGCTCACATTAGTTGAGCTTATCGAACTCGTAGAGTTTCTAGTTAAAAAAGATAACATGAGTTATTCAGAAGCAATCTGCGAGATATGTGAACAACGTCAACTTGAACCAGAAGATGTGGCTAAGTTGATTAAGAAAGGGCCACTGAAAAACAAACTTGAGGTCGAAGCTATGAAGAGAAACATAGTTAAGTCCTCAACAGCAACATTATTTTAGGAGATGGCAAAACACGCCAATATTGGTAAAACAGAAACTAAAAAAGTAAGGCGACGAGGGATTCATGCAAAACGCAAAACATCTCGTTTGAAACAATCTAAACATTATATTAAACCATATAGAGGACAAGGATAATGAAACAAGCATCAGCACAACATATTCTAGTAAGGACAGAAGCAGAAGCTACTGACTTAAAAGACAAAATCACGGTTGAAAACTTTACTGAGATGGCTAAGCAACATTCAGATTGCAATAGTGCTCAAAGAGGTGGACATCTAGGATTTTTTGGACCTGGGCAAATGTTGCCAGAGTTTGATAAAGCGGTTTGGGAAGCTCCCGTTAATGAAGTAGTAGGTCCAGTACAAACACAATGTGGATATCACTATATTTTAGTAAATAGTAAAACATAAATAATGGTCGATAATTATAATAACACAAAATATTGGACTTCGTCAGATTATATTGACGAACCATATACTTTAGCAGCGTATATAAAAAAATCTACTACAAGAAATAATACTAAAAAGTTAGAATATCTTTGGGAAATCAATAAATTAGATTGCAATCAACCATTAAACTATTTCTTTGCTACTGAAGACAAAATTTTAAAATTTGGTCAAAGTGATAGAGACGCTATTGGTAGATTAAATAGATATAGACATAATCACCCCAATGAGTATATGACTTTAGTATTTGATGAGTTATATAAAAGTAAAAATCCAAGATTATATATTAGATTAGCTGAAGGTAAAATGGTTGATTTTTCAACTGGTAAAGAAATGTGTTATCAAAATACTGCTGATTTAGAAGCAAGGCATATTATTAGATATCAAGAATCGGTTGGAATAAAACCTATAGCAAATAGTAAAATAGGATAAAAAGTGAACGGATTTCAAGCATATCAAATTTATAATTCATTAAGGCTGCATTTTACAACAGACTTTAATGCAGTTAAATATAATTTTAAATCAAAGGTTAACCCTACCTCTTTCGAAATGAAAAAGGAAAGGTACCTCTTTGAGAAATTTGCTAGAACATATAAACCAAAAGAACTCTTGTTGTTTTATGCTGCTAACTTTTTGAAAGATGAAGGTTGGCCAACAGATATGAAACATCAGAACTACTTAGATACTAAAGCAAAGCTAGATTCATTAAGTTATAATTTTCAGAAAGATTGTAAACGTATAACTGAAGAAGCTGAATATAAGAAGTGGGAGTTCGAAGATTTGTTCAAAGCAAGAAATACTTTTCTGTATGATATATACTTCGCTGATATGATAAGTATCGAGACGTTATGTATTTTCGAGATGATGTTGAAAAAGCGATGGATGTCGCTTCACTCATCACAAGACCCGCTTAAGGTCTACGAAAACCTAACGCATAAAGTATATAAATACAGAATCCTATTGGAATACATAGGAATACAACCCACAACAAAAATGGCAGAAAATGCTCTAAAAGAATTGACATCTCTGCCAAGTTGTGATAATATAACATATACAAAATAAAAAATAACATACACTGCAATACGGAGAAAATATAATATGTCATTCGAAGCACTAAAAGCAAGTCGCAACGATGCGATGTCGAAACTAATCAGCGCTGCTGATTCAACTAAGGAGAAATCCTACGGAAACGATGGAGAGTGGAAACCAACAGTCGATAAGGCTGGGAATGGTTACGCTGTTATTCGATTCCTACCCGCACCTTCAGGTGAAGAATTACCTTGGGTGAGATACTGGGACCACGGGTTTAAAGGCCCTACAGGTCGATGGTACATCGAGAACTCACTAACATCAATTGGTCAGAAAGACCCAGTAAGTGAGATGAACTCTTATCTTTGGAACACTGGACGTGATGAAGATAAGGATATAGCTCGTCAACGTAAACGTCGTTTACATTATGTCTCGAACATTCTTGTAGTTACTGATTCAGCTAACCCAGAGAATGAAGGTAAAGTATTTTTGTACAAATTCGGTAAGAAGATATTTGACAAGATTATGGATGTAATGCAACCTCAGTTCGCAGATGAGACACCTGTAAATCCTTTCGATTTTTGGGGTGGTGCTAACTTCAAGTTGAAGATTCGTCAAGTAGAGGGATATCGTAACTATGATAAGTCAGAGTTCGATTCCGTTGAGCCACTATTCGGTGGAGACGATGCTAAGCTTGAAGAGGTTTATAACAATTTGAAGCCATTGGCTGATTTTGTTGACCCTTCAAATTTCAAGAGTTATGCGGAACTTCAGCGCAAACTCTATGAGGTTCTTGGAGAAGATGGAGTTCCTGGTATGACCACTGAAGTGGCTACGGAACTGAACGAAACCGCAGAGCCGGTCGTTGATGCTCCCACTCCAACCGAACCAGCTCCGACTGCTCAACCCGTTGCAGAAGGTTCTAATGATGATGGTGATGATGCATTGAGTTATTTTGCTAAGCTTGCACAGCAAGACTAATAACTCTATTTGATAAATGGGTAAGGGAGTGGTCGTCTATTGGCCACTCCCTTTTTTTATATAGTCGCTGGCATAGCGCCAAATTGACTTAATGTCGCATCTCTATCAGTCAATGTATTGTCTTGGTAATTTGTCTGAACAATGTTTGTGTTCTCCGTCTTACCGCCATCAACATTCTGTACGACGATTGGTGATGCTGCATTTGCAGCTTTTGCATCTAAATTCATATCTGTAGCGACTGCCATTGAAGCCCCCGCATTTGGTGTTGTGCTAGAAAAGTTTTGTCTAGGAGCATTTGCAAAATCATATAAGACTTTAGGAATAGGATTTAGATTGATTTCTCCACCACCAAATCGTTTACCCATTATGTTGGCCTCTGGCACCTTAAATGATAAAAAGTCTGCGGGAGGTAAAACAAATTTTACTATATCTCGAATAAAGTCGATAGTTTTCATCATACCAATACCCGCTTGACGTAATGCTTCCATTGGGTTGTCAAACATCAAAGCAAAAGCATCAAATATACCTTCAATGATTCCTTTGAACATATCTTGAAAACTAAATCCTTTTATAGCATCAGCTATACCATCTGCACCAGGTATAAGTCCTATAAAGAATGCTCCTATGTCTTTAACAAAGTCGATAATAGAACCAATTAAGAAATTAAATAGACCTGCTATAGCTCCACCAATTCTTTCAATTAATTTACCAATAAATCCTTTTGATGCAACATCAGTTTCAAGGAAACCTCTAATCGTATTGATAGCACCGAGTACTATTGTAAAAGGAACAAGTAGCTTACCAAGAACTATACCAAAGGCTTTACCTATTCCAAAAGCTACTGGAGCTATAAATTTTAGTGATTTAAGAAGAACTTCAAATGGTGTGAATGCTAATCGTAAAACATTCTTTAAAAATTCCAGTGTTGGTGGTATTCTCTTTATCGTATCTCCCGTGACATCACCTAATTTCAATAATGCTTGACTGCCTTCTTTAAGTTTACCGAATGCGAATACAACATCATCACCAAGGCCTTTTGTAAAAGCAATAATAGCTTTACCAAAAGAAAGTAATCTTGTAGCGATTGGTTTAATCCTCTCTGTAATTTTATTTACTCTATCGGTTACTTTAGCAAGAAGTTCTTGAAAGCCAAACCCTGGAAGTGAAAGTTGACCTTTCTTAAAAAGATTCAGAAACTTTCCTATTTTTTCTTGCAAGAATCGCACTGTCATATCAATTCCACCAAATAGATTTGCTTTAAATAATGCGAATGATGTTCTTAAGCTAAGTGTAATACCTTTGAAAAGGGTTGGTATCTCTTTAGTAAAAAAGTTCGAAACTTTAGCAAAAGTCTTTGGAGTAAATATTGCAAAGCTTTGTTTCAAACCATTCAAAATACCTGATAAGAATCCAAGACCAGCTGAGACAGCAGCAACAGGTGCACCTAAAAGACCCAGTGCCTTTGCGATATTAGCAAATACATTTTTTCCTTTACCTTCAAATCCACCTTCGAAATTTTTATTGATTCTCTCAAGAATACCAATAGTTTCTTCTTGGTTCTCAATTTGTTCTTCTTTTCTCGAAACTTCTTCTTGCTTGGCTTCTTCTTGACCAACTTTAGACTCAGATGCAGCTGCTTTAGCTTCCTGTCTATCGAACTCTTGGTCTTCCCGTTGTTCGCGTAATAGGTTAGCTATCTCTGTGAGTTTGCCTGCTAATATTTCGTCGTTAGCCATTTTGCTTCTTCAATCTTTCGTTTTCTTTTTCTATATATTCCTGTAATAGAGCCACATATATCTGCCTTTCCCACGGTATCATATTGTCTAGCTCTGATAAACTATATTTATGATGTTGCATCATGTTAAAGTTCATCTGATAATGATTTTCTAATGTTTCATGTGAAAGGCCTATACGAAAAAACTATTCAGTCCTTTTAGTTGTACTTTATTTTTATGTCCAGTTGAACCTGTAAATTCTACATCCATTACTAAAGCTGGTATAGATTCCATATACGTACTTATTTCTTCTAATGCTTTATGTGGTAAACTCTCGATAAATTCCGTAAGTTCTGCATCACTACTTTCATCTGCTAAATAAACTCCATCAGCATCATAGATTGAATGGATTAATAGTTTAACAGTTCTAGTAATATCTGAATTATCACCAATTGTTCTTAAGTGACTTAACGTGAATGGACGTAGAGTTAATCCAACATCATCAGTTATTTTAACAACCTTTTCTGATTCAAAAGAATCAACATTAGCAACATATGCATCGGTAAGGTTGATCGTAACCTGTTTACGTTTTCCACTTTTCTCGCATGGTAATGTTATATCAGCAGTTTCTCCAACTGACTTAGCTCTGATTTGTAAGAAGATGTATTCAACATCATAAGTAGTTAGCTTATTGATATCTAATTTGTTGAATGTACATGCTTCGATTATTCCAATCATTGCATCAACTTGAGCCGAGTCTTCTCCAGTCTCTTGTGCAATCATTAGGTTCTTTTCTTCTTTTACGAGAAAAGGACGATACTCAATCACATCACCTGATGAAGGTATCGTTAATGTGTACTTAGGTACTTCTAATTTTGGTAATGCCATAATTTAATTCCATTATATTATTCTTGTAAAACCTCCTATAGTTGTTCCAATACCAGCGATGGCGGAGGTTATCGCACCCTCTGGTTTAAAATCTTCAAATGTAAATGTCACGGTTTGTTTTTGTATAGTGCTCTCACTTGTTTGATTCAACTCTACAGATTGAACAGCAATAGGATAAGCATTGATTAATCTCACGCCATAAACAGGAACGTTTTGTTCATTCAATTGTTGAATTACAACATCACACGAATATTCATCACGATAAGCCATTCCATAAGTCTCTACATCGACAACAGAATTAATCCACTTATCAAAGAATTTTCTCGCATAATAGTCATTTGTCAATAAAAAGGTAAAGTCAATATCAGATACATTATAACCATTTGGTAACTTAATAGACTGACGAAATTGTTGGTAGTCTAATGTAGTTATTTCACGAGAAGGTAACGAGCAAGATTCGCATAACATTGAGATATCTCTTGGGTCATTCACGAAAGAACTTGCAGAAAATGAACCTGATAATAATGAAGAGGCTGCACCCTGGAGGTCTAAGTTTAAGAATGACGAGTTGGGTGGTGTCATAAAGATAGCAAATCGATTCGCTCGTGCAGCTCCACCACGTTTAGAAATTGTACCCTTCAATGCATCGATTGATGTTGGTGTTATAGCATTTGTTATTTGTCTTATGAAACTCATTAAATCATCTTTCGTGAATCGGACCAGACCTTTGAAGTATTCGCCTTTTTGAATTGTTCTGATGGTAAGAATAGAGTGAAGTCCCAGTCAGCTGATGGAACCTGCACTACTCTTGAAGTTATCTTGCTAGATAAGTATTGTTTCAAACATGGTTTATAAAATCTTAGTTTAGATATACTTGAAAGTCTACCTAAAGTGATACGAAGTTTGGTCTCGAAGTCGGTATCTCCTGCCTTATAATCTAACATTCCGTCCATTAGTTTAGCACGAAGTATCGGTGGAAGGTAATGCATATTCAATCCCATAAACCCGCCTTTGACTGGTTTGACGGCGATTATGAGAGGGAATCTATCATAGTATGGTAATGTATCTTTATGTTTTGGGTCATAGAAATACATATACATACGACCAGGAAGTATACGATTTGCTACCTTTACATCTGGGTCTTTAAGTAGATTCGCTCTACTCACCCTTTTCATTGCTCTCAATTGTTTACGAAACCAATCAAGAGAATCTGATGTGTTTGATGAAACTCCTGCTCTAAAGGCCTGTGCTTGAACCTTATCTTTATATGTTACTTTCGCCATATCTCTATTTATAAGGTTTAACTAACCTTTATAAAGATAGAACTTATCTCAGTTGAAGAGGAAGCATAACCAAGTATCTCTTTGATACAATCGTTACGGACTTGGGGTTTCATTGATTCGAATGACTTGACCACTTCAGATGCATGCCATTTAGATATGACATATGTCTCAGTATTTGGTTTATCGGCAATAGCTTCTGCATATTCGTCTTCTGATATATTCCTTGCCTCATCTGGCGCTAATTCTTTCATTAGTTTGTACAGATGTGATACAACAAACTCAGGTCGGTTCTCATACATTGCCATGATAGATTTCCATTTAGGGACACTAAACTTAGGGTCATGTTCTGTCATTATTCTGAATAAAGGACCACCACCGACTTTACCACCAGCAGCATGTTTACCATTAATCTCTCCAATCACATCGGCAGGACGACCAAACAATCGGAAGGTTATCTTGCCACCAGTAAAGAATATTTCATTACCCATAGCTTTTACGAAAGAAGCGCCAGCTCTATAACCTTCATACTTGAACTCTTGTGCAATTCCATCATTGAATATCTTGACGGTCGCTTTCTTTTTGGTTGCCTTGAGAGATACACCAACTATATCCTTTGACTTATATGACTTATAAAGAAACTCATTTAAATCGATTATTGATGTATATTGTTTGAAGTTATGATTCAATAGAGTCTTCTTAACTAACCAAATATCAGCTGGATTCCACTTATCAATACCCATTGATTTGCCTGATTCTTTAATCAATCTATTGGCAGCTTTACTGATATTGTCAACAAATTTTGATTTTGATCGTTGACATACTACGAATCTCTGTCTACCAAGAAAGTCGTATGTAGCTTCTGCAGCCAATCGAGATGATTCTAGCCAACCCTTTCCCGCTATCTCGAACAGATCGTCAATACCAAACTTTGATTGAACGTTCTTTTGAGCTGCCTGAAGGTCACCCATAGTATACTGAGTCTTTGGATTCATCATTTTTGCAGCGATGAATATACCCTGTAGAGTTTCTTGTTGGTCTGTATTAAGAGACTTAGATGCATCGGGTTTTGCTCCGACTATCAAACCATCTTTTAAATATACTCCACCAATGGAAGAACCAGCTAGTCTCTGAGCTTTACCATCTGTTGCATAATTTCCTTTGAGTCTTCTTTCTACATTCTTTAATTCAATAACACGGTCGCTCTTGGGAACGTAGATAGCAGCAACATTTGACTTTAATGCTACTACTTTGACATATCCTAACTTATTTAATTTTTTAATTAAATTAGCCAGTTTTGGACTTGGTTTTTTTACTGCCATTATGTTGGATTATCTACTAAAATTAAATCAAAAGTTGCTCCACCGCCACTGTTATTTCCTGCATCTGCTTGTATTTCAATGTCGGTCTTTTCTTCAAATTTAAGAGGCACAGGATAATGGTGGTCGAGTGGGGTACCAAATGTACCAAATTGACCCTTTAAGTTAAATGCACCACCAAATGGTCGAGCAAATAGTTTATAAATTACGTCGGTGTTCTTATCAACAGACATTGTAATATTCAAAAGATATGCGGTCTTTCCTGCTGGGACAGTATAAACTGCCATCAATGTCTGTCCATTACCTGCAAGTATCCTTGCTCTTTGCTGTGCGCTAATACGAATGCTTAAGTCAGCAGCATTAGTTGTTTGTCCGGCAGCTGGTGTTTTTACTCTTGCTCTGAAAACTCTAATTAGTTCGGTTGTTCCAGTGCCATCACCTTCATCATCGAGCGTGATATCTTGAGTAACAAGATTGTAATTTGCGTCCAATCCTTGAACTTCAATGACAGCAGAATCATCATTAGATGAGCCGGAAATAGTTACTTCTCCAGCAGAACTAGAATATGTATAGATGTTAGAGCCGTCCCAAATAGTACTTAAAGAACTGATACTGCCACTATAGCCAAACTTATTAATGTGTGAGATACCATTTATCTGACCATTGGCCAAAGGAAAATGGCCAACCGAGCCATTCATGGCGGACAAGAAAGCTTCGAATTGTATATTATTATTCGAATTAAACTTTACTTTATCTAGATGGTACTGTGCCATCTTCTATTTATTAGTTTACTACCTTAAAGGAGTCAATAATTTAATTCCAAGTTCTTTGAGGTGGTCTTCAGTCCATACTAAGAACTTCCAGCCACGATCAGCGCAATATTCATTTGCCGCTTTCCATTTACTTTCATTCTTTGCATATGTCATCACCTCTCGAAGATACTTCTTTGTCTTACGACGAGTCTTTGGTGGTTTAGCCTGGCTCTTTGGTTTTATCTCAACAAGATATGTCTTGCCATCTTCCATTACTAACTTCACGTCGATGAAATAGCGATGAATACGATTATCTGTTTGACAACGATAAGGTATCACTACTTCCTCACTTGACCATTTCACTATCGAAGGGTTCTCGTCTATCCACTTAAACACCTGTCTTTCCCATAAACTACGAAAGATAACGCGGCTCGCGTCACCTTCGTACTTATTCTTATTTCTCACTGAGTATCTTCCACTATATGCCATGCTAATTTCCTTATAAATAACTGTATACAAATCTATTTATAGGAAAACAAAATATGTTAAGAAAAGTAGGAAGCGCCCTTGGCGATGTTGCATCATCAGCTCTCGATAATGTGAGCGGTCAACTTGGTGAGATATCGACTAAATTAACGAATCTTGTTGGTGGTGGACCAAAGGTAGGAGCTTCCGACAATCAAGGTGGATTGATTTTCCCCGAAGAGATGGCAGGTAATCCTAGACCTTGCGTTTGTTTTACGTGTTTTACTCAGAAAGACGGAAAGCCAGAAACTCTGGATACCTGGTTTCCAGTGCCACCTGGCGTAACATTCTCTGATTCTGCTAACTATAGTGAACTCTCTTTAGGAGCGTTAGGCGGTGCTCTGGCTACAGAGATTCAAGAAGCATATGATAAAGGAGCAGGTAATCAATTTGCAAGAGGAGTTGCTGCTGGTATAGCTGGTACAGGAGGAGTCATTGGTAGATTATTCAACATGAAAGCCAGTGAAGCTGCAGTTATCACTCGAGCCGTCAATCCATATGCAGACCAGTTAAAGTTGGTGACACGCTCTGTGAAGAATCCGAATACTAACACCGTCTTTACAGGACACGGTGTCCGTACATTCTCTTTCTCTTTTAAGATGATAGCGAAAAGTAAAGAAGAAGCAGAGCTCATTCGACAGATTCACGAACGTTTTCGTCATTATTCTTATGCAGAACTCGTGAACGAAGCCACAGGATTTATGTTAGCCTTTCCACCATTATGGCTCATTCGTTTCTACACGCCAGACAAGAACGGAGGATTTAAAGAGACCGCGCATATACCACGAATCTTTTCTACATATCTTACAGGAGTCACGACGTCTATTAACCCAGACTCTAATACATTTTATCACGATGGAGCACCTACCGAAGTCGACATAGCACTAAACTTTCAAGAGACTCGCGCACTCACGAGAAAGGATATCGCCGATATGGAGAACGATAAGCTACAGAATAGAGGAATAGACCCCGAGACCGGTCGCCCTACTCTTTCAGTAGCCATTGACCCGACACCAACACCACAAATACCGGAAGCAGAATAACATGAGTTTCTTTAACAAATTTCCTAAGACTACATACGATTTAAAGAGAGACGGAAACCTCATAGAGATAAGAGATATCTTTCGTAACGTTGATGTGAACGAAAAGATAATACCAGAAGCTTCTGCATATCAGAATTACTATATACAGGACGGTGAGAGACCAGACCAAGTCTCTTCTAAGCTATATGGTAAGGATTCGCTGTATTGGACTCTCTTTGTGAGCAACGATTTCCTTAAAGACGGCTATACTCAATGGCCGCTCAGTTACTCAGAGATGGTACGACAAAGAGAAGAAGACTATGACCCGTATGTCGTCTTTGAATTAGAGCCAACATCTTTTAGGAAGATAAATCGATATGCAAATCCGATTTCGAGCCTCAGCATTGGGGTTCTTATTAGCGGCTCCTACAGAC